GCTAACGCTCACGTTGTCGCTTTTGCTCAGCAGGCTGTAGCTGCTGCTGCTCAGAAAGCAGGGTACGCGGTTAATACAGTCGGTAACGTGATGAACATTAACACGTCCGCTGTTAACGCGAATACACAAGGACTCTCAGAAAACGCGAAGATGATGGGTTATCTGGCTGGTCGTGCAGGTGCCTATGAACTTGGCTTAGGTCAGTTAGGATTTGGTTTCGGTATCTTAGGAAGAAGTATTGCTTCTGTTAACGCCGTTTTAGTTGCAGCTTTCCCAGTTATTGGATTAATCCTATTAGCTGAAGTCATCTCTGGTCTGCATGATAAGTTCCTGCAGATGGAGAATACACTTAGAAAGGCTAATGTAGCATTCGATGATCTAGGAACACAAGGTCTAAGAAATGTCGAGAACATTGAACTACAGACTTTAAAACTAACCGATGAAATTGCTATATTTGAGGGACGTCCAGCTGTAAACAAATTAGCAGAAGCCATAATTGAGTCGGCTCAAGAAGTAGATAAGTTAACTGATTCTTTTGAAAGGGCAATTGAAAAAGAGTTAGAACTTCTTGAAACAGGTAAAGTTGGTCTCTTTAGAGCAGCACTTACGGGCCACGAAGAAACAACTGATTTCAAAGAGAAGGCTGATCCTAGACTTAAAACACTTGAGGTATTAGTAGCAGCACAAAGTCAAGCGAATGTAGAGTTACAACTTGCACAGGATAACTATAACAATGCAAAAGATGCTGCTGCCCAAAAGGCATCCGCAATTGATTTAGCTACTGCCCAGAAGGCAAAGGCTGATGCTGATAATGAAGTAAAAACTTATACAGACAAAACGCTTCAGATACTAACTTCTGAACAGGGTTTAACTCAAGGGCAACTAAAAGAATTAAATAATCGATATGATAATGCCGCTAAGAATTTCTTAGCAGTAAAGAATTTCAATGATTTAATAAGTGCATCAGCAGATGAAGCTAAGAAATTACTTTCGGGAACGTTACAGACAAACATACTTCCTACTCCGAAAGAATTACAAAATCTTCCTTTCGAACAGCAGAAGATAGCAATGGTCAAAGCTCTCGAGGAGATGAGAGCTGAAGCAATAGGAGCATTTGCTGAAATAAATGCGCAGGAAAGCGGTACAATCACTCCCATAGAAGCTCACATTCTTGCTATAAAGAAAGAGCAGCAGGCTGATGAGGACAGGCAAAAAGCAGCAATACTCGGTATGGAGGATGTGGCTCGCGCAACAGCACTTACTGAGAGTGAAGCTGCAGATAAAATTAGTGACAAGCAGGGCGAACAAGCAGTTCAGATTGCTAAAGAGAATGCACAGAGTTTACTCCGCGCGCAACAGGCGGCACTTGAGCTCCAAGTAGCTAGCCACGTAAGGGCAGGCGAAAGTAAAGCACAGGCAGATGTAAGATATTCGTTTACTAAACAATCACTGCTTGCGACAGAAACGCTAAATCAGGTTAAAGCCGAAAACGATCAATATAATGCACACGTAGCTGCTCTTGAGAGGAAAAAACAGACTGATGAATTAAAGAAACCGGGTCCTGAACAAGGTACAGCAATCTTTGAAGATAGGAAAGAGCTTGAATTAGCTTACACGGCTCATCAAGCAGCACTAGTAAGAATTGAGCGTGATGGCCATTCTAGATTGATGGCTGAGAAAAGTAAGCAGCTAGATGAAGAAGAAGCAGTAGCCATTGCTGAAAAGCGAATGCTTGATGAGACTAATAAGGCATTCGATGAAGCAATGAAGAAGCGTGATGAAGCTATAAAAACTGCTAGTGGTAGAGCTGATACACTTCAGGTCAGGGGACAAAATGAAGAGCTTCGTGGAGTACAGGAACAGATAAAAGCATATGAACGTCTGTTCGAAGAACATGATATTGGTAGTAATCAGGAGAGGAAGAACTTACAGGCATCAATAGCCTTACTTGAGAAGAAAACCGCTTCTGCCAAGGCAGCAGTAGATGCTACTGAAGGTGAAATTAGTAAAACAGCTGCTACCCAGCAGACACAAGCTCCGGGATCGCAGGATTTTAATAACTCAGCACAGAAGCTTCAAGGTCTCGATAAAGACTTAGAACAACAAACATCATTATGGCGGAGATACCAGCAACTATTAGAAAGTACGAATCAAGCATTTAGCAAACTAGATATTACTGCAAAAGGGTTCTTTACTGACATGATGAATAAAGAACTCACTGCCGGTTTATCTTGGAAGTCTTTCACAGATCAATTCAAAATGAGTTGGGAGCATGCTCTTACATCTGTTAATCAACAATTCAGTAATTCTGTTGGACAATGGATTCTACATGGTGGCAGTTTCGTTCGAGCCATGCAGAATATGGGAGCGCAACTAGTAGCAACCTTAGCAGAACAGTTCGTCAAGATGGGTCTTGTGATGCTTGAGAACTGGCTTATGACACTGCTTGGAATGAAGATATCACAGTCTGTAGCATCTGCTAGCATTATCACAGCGCACGCAGCTGAGGCTGGAGCAGCCGGCGTAGCGTCCTGGGCAGGAGCTCCTTGGCCAATCGATATGGGAGCTCCGGGCTTCGGTGCAGCCATGTCTGCAGCAGCAATGGCTTTCCTTCCCGCAGCAGCAGCTGAAAAAGGAGCAGTACTGTCGTCAGATATGAACGTGCTAGCTCATAAGAACGAAATGATTCTTCCTGCACATATCAGTAAAGGACTACAGGGTATGATTTCAGGCGGAGGTATTTCAACTAATACTTCTAATACAGCTTCAGGCAACTCTATCGGCAGACTACAGTACCAATTTGCTCCTATAGTAAATGGTAACTTTGATGTCTCTAAACATGGAGATGAAATGTTTACCCATCTACAAAGTAAGTTGAGAAGGAAAGGATTCAACATATGAGCCTTTTAATTTTCCCGCTTACTTTCGGATCAGCAGTTGGATTTCCAATCAAGCAAACTCCTCGTTTTAATACGATCACACAAACTTCAGCGTCAGGAAGAGGACAGATTCGTATTCCTACAATGCAGTTCCCTCTCTGGGATTTCAGCATAGACGTAGCATACTTAGCTGGAGATAATCAAGGAGTAAATACCCCTTGGCAGCAACTGATAAACTTCTACATGGGAGTACAGGGCGCTGCTTCTGATTGGTTATTCTTACATCCATATGATAACATTGAAGGCAGCTTTACGGTTGCAGGAACGTTAACTAGCGGACGTTTTATTACACGTGAAACCGTTATCCAGACAACTACAGGAGCAACAGTAGCAGAAATAACTGTAGCAGCTAATCAGCTTACAATTGGTCCATGGAACATTGCACAGACTCCAGATAACTCACATACTTGGGTAGGACAAACTAGTGCCGCTGTATTCACGCCTTCTGCTGTACCTGTACTATCAACTTCACAATCTATAGGGACAGGTGATGGAACGACAGCAGCCTTCTCAATGGTTAGATCAATAGTTAGTGGAGGAGCACAGGATTTAATGCAGAACTTTGTCTTCAACCCAAATATCTACGTTGCAGGTAGTCTGAGTACTCCCGTAACTAATTATACTGGGCCTGATCAGTATGGTACTATAACATTTACTGCGGGACATATTCCTACAGGCGGACAGAATATATCATGGACTGGCGGCTTCATGTACAGATGCGCATTCACGGATGATTCATGGAGTAATCTCGCAGAGGATTATGCAGCCATCTGGTCCATGGAAGAATTGAAATTCCATTCGGTACTTCTCTAATGAAGACAATTAGCTCATCTCTTACAACGTTTCTTCTTGGAAACACAACGTTCTCGAGGGCTTATCTTATTTCAATCGTCCTACCAAACGGACAGGTTATGAATGTCCTTGACGGAACGAACGTAACACAGATTACATATCCTACAGGTTTAGGTGCAACAGTTACAGTCGCTGCAACTTCTTATCCATGGAGTCGTACAGATCCTACCTATCCCTTTACTCCCTCAGGTGCAACTGGAACTGGTCCCACTTCTGTAACGATGACGCAAGGACAGGTGATTACATTATCCTACGCATCTGGTACAATTACAAACGTAGGTCCTGATATCTATGATCCAACCGGAGCCTTTCTTACACCAGATAATACCTATCCAGGGCACTATGTTATTGGATCCTCCATTCCTGCAGCAGGATGTTTAATTGGTGCGTTCGCGAATGCTTCAGGTTGGGTAATCTCTCCTCCGTTCTACATTGGAACAAATCTTACTATCGGTCCAGCGCCCTTAGGAACGACGCAGTTACTACTTGGGTTGAACACCAATACGTATGATCCTATCACCAATACAGGTAGTTGGGTAATGAATATCGTACCTCCTACATACTACATATCGAAGTATGGATCATGGGAGAGAGGTGCTTATTCTAACGAGGCTTCATTCTCAATGAATGCTGGTTCGATGGAGTTAAATGCATACATCCCAGAATCGGTTGTTTACCCAGGAACAACTACATCACTGATGCAGGTCGTTAATCAAGGGGCGCTTAATGGAGCTAAAGTAATTATCCAATCTCTATACTGGCCTCTTGGTAGCCTCCCTAGCTCCGGCTTCTCAATGGGTACAATGCAGTTAATGATTGGGCAGATTGGAAATGTTAAGACTACAGGACGATCTAAGGTCGTCTGTGAAGTATTCGATCTTACTTATATCTTGAATCGTCCCTTTCCGCCTCATCTTATCCAATCAGTATGTAGACATACCTTCTGTGATTCAGGCTGTACACTACAGATTAATAACGTTAGAAGTACTCCTTACGCTCTTGATGCATCGAGTACGACCCTTTATCTAAACTTTATAGGGACAGCAAGGACGAATGGGACACCTTACATCCATGGTAATCTGATTGTTATAAGTAATGTTGTTTACATGTGTACTACAGAAGGAACATCTGCAGGATCACTGCCAGCTTATACTACAACACGAGGAGCTGTTACTACAGACGGGACCGCTAGCTTCACCTCCTTAGGAAGTTTAGTAGCAGGCACGAGTGCTGCTAACCAATCTTTTCCTCAGGGTTACGTTCTTGGAATGACAGGACAGAATACAGGTATTAAAGCAACCATAAAGATGCAGGCTGTAGCCAGTGGTCTGTTCCAACTACAACTGATTAAGCCTCTTCCTTTCGCAGTTGCCGCGGGTGATACATTTAGATTGTTTTCCGGTTGTGATAAAACTTTAGGTACCTGTACTATCATTTATGCTAACCAGATACATTACGGGGGACAGCCGTACGTCCCGAACCCGGAAATTGCTTCATAACAAAGGACTTAGACAAGTTAACTCGCCGCCAGGAAGAACCGCTAACCAGTCCTTAAGGCGGCGCACGTGGCAATGATGCCTCCAGTGAAAACTGCTTACCTAAGTCGAGAGACCCAGATGGCACTAGCGGCGAGTAGGACTACTTTATGAATTCAATCAGAGAACAGATCGTTAAAGAAGCTATTAGCTGGGTCGGGACACCTTATCACGATCACGCAGGCATCAAGAATGCCGGTGTCGACTGTGCCTTTTTTCCACTAAAATGTTATCAAGCTGTAGGACGTATCCCTAAAGACTTTACTGTCCCTTATTATTCGCCCCAACAGTGGCTTAACAGCCCATCACAGAAAGATAAGTTTCATCTGAAGTTTGAAGATACAACATTCCTTGATATAGTCCTACGATTTGCTAGGCGAGAAATAACAGAAGATGAAGTACAACCGGGAGACTTTATCATCTGGAAAGTAGCTGCCTCCTGGACACATGGTGGTATCATTATCAAATGGCCTGAGTATGTTTTACATCCAGTTGTTAAATTAGGTGTTGTAGGTTCCCATGCTGATAACGAAGGATTCCTGGTAAAAAGACAACGTCGATTCTTTTCTGTATTCGACAAGGATGAGGAGTAGATGTGGGCTTAGAAGGAAACACAAGTAATCCAGTCACGAGATTTAATGGTCTAAGAGTAGCCCAATCGATACTAGGAACTACTATTCCGATTGTTATAGGACAACAGCGTTTATCTTGGCGACTGTTGTGGTATGGTGCATTCTCATCCAAGCAAGCTAAGCAGCAGGGAGGCAGTGGTCTAGCTAAAGGCGGCGTTCAATACGTTTATTCAGCAAGTGTAATCGGTAGTGTATGTCTGGGTAATTGCGTTAATTTCTTAGCTGTGTGGGATTCCATCGGTCGTTACGCGATGGATACATTCTCAGAGACGACAGTAGTATCCGGTACAACCTATACACCATTAAATCAGTTCGCATTCAAACAAGATTTAGGCGTAGGAATCAATACATCTTACTCTGTAACCACTAATGATTACGGTTCTCCCGGGAGTACTACTCGTACAGGTAGCCATTATATCCCGCTCGTATACACTACAAATCCATCTCCTGCACCTGGACAGTATACAATTAACGCTCGACCTGTAGGGGGAGGGGGTACTGGCGGTACTGGCGGACAGAGTGCTCTTTCTATTACATCTGTAGCAAATGCTTCTGCTGGGAGTACTGTATATACAGGTACGATTACAGGAGGAGCTTCTAACGCGTATGCTAATTATGTATTCGTAACAAAAGGTTCTAACTTTCCAGCGAACAACGGTCAGTTTACATGTACTGCCTCTACAGCAGCAACACTGACTTTGAACAATCCGAACGGTATAGCTGATACAGCTATAATGACTGCGTTGATAATCGGAAGTGTTCCTGTCTACGTATTTAATGCCGCACAGACTGGCTCTACAATTGTAGTAAATTATACAGCATATCGTTATCATATTCAAGAAGATGAATTAGATGTTGTTCCTGTAACTCCTTTTGTAATTACAGTTCAATATGCAGCTTCTTACAGATTTGATAACGGTGTTAGTTATTATCCATCAGGAATTGCGTTAACAGCTACCTCAGGTACTCCTTCAACCGGACAGTATAATCCCAACAATGGGCATTACACATTCTCTGTTGGAGATCAGGGAGCAGGCGTTGTAATTTCCTATATCTATGCAGACCCCAATGTTGACAACAATACTTCAGGCACCATCAACCTAACATTCTTTGGGGGCGGGTTAGGACAACCTGTTTGGTCATATCTCACTAGCGGCTTTCCTTCCGCTGCTCTAGGTTACAGTGAACTAGCATATGTAGCAAGTTCTGGATTGTATCTTGGTTACTCTCCAGTCTTACCGCAGTACAACTTCGAAATCCTCGGACCATATTCTTTTGGGAAAGGCATCCCTGATGCTAATCCAGCGGATGCTATATACGGTTTACTAGTTGCCCCGATTTATAAACTGAACTTCCCAATTCTCAACATCGGAAGTTCTCTCTTAGGCAACTATACAATAACAGGAAATGTTACAAGTGGGACCTTTACATCCGGAGAGGTTGTAAAGCAAACAACATCAGGAGCTATAGCTCTCATGGTTGGTACTGTTACTGGTACCAACTCTCTACTGACAAATCAGATTACAGGACCTGCTAATGGTACCGGAACTTGGGTAGGACAGACAAGTTCTGCTGTTTATACTCCTACTTCTCCCCCTATATCTTCCTGCGTTAGAGCAATGTGGTCGTCCAATAGCTTCTTTATTTCAGACATACTTGATTCACAATCATCTCTAATGAATGTGATATCTAAGTGGTGTGAAGCTGGACAAGCATATATATCATTTGATGAAGGAATGCTAAAGTTCATTCCCTTATCCGATACTACATCTATCGGACATGGGGCTGTTTATTCTCCCCCAACCCAGCCAATTATTGATCTCGATGATAATGATTTCGTCGTAGATCCTAATAAAGATCCAATTACTATCGAGCAAACACCTTGGCAGAACAGATGGAATAGAGTAGGTGTTCGTTGGGATGTACGATCAAACGATTACAATCAAGATATTTATCAAACTCAGGATGAAGCAGCTGTCCAGCAATATGGATTAATGTCAGAGACAGCGCAAGATTATGGGTTTGTAACTACACTTCCTGCTGCCCAGTTTGCAGGAAATATGCGATTGCAGCGTTATTCTGCGATCTATACAACCTATAAGTTCACACTTAAATCTAACTTAGCCTTCCTGAGTCCTGGCGATATTATTACTATCACGGATGGGGTACTTCTAACAGCGGGAACGCTGTTCGGTCGGACTCCTTGTCGCATCACTAAGATGGTAGATGATCCCCAAAAAGGGATCGACATTGAAGCAGAAAACTTTCCATGGTCAGTAGGTGCAGCACTTCTTTACAATGCTCAAGCCCAGCTTCCAAGTAATACGAATGATGGACCTCAGGAAGATCCTGGTCCTACAACAGCTTTAATCTTTGAAGTACCGAATCGAGCCGCTCAATTCTCAGGTGGCAAGATTTATATCTTTGCAAATGGATCTCAAAGCAATTGGGGAGGAGCCCAGGTTTACGTTTCCTTCAATGGAGTAGACTATACCTTCTACGATCAAATTGATACTCCAGGACGTATTGGTGTTACAACTGCTGATTTACCTCCCCACGCTGATCCTGATAATACAGATACATTATCAGTTAACATGCAACAATCAGGAGCCACACTACAGACTGTAACAGCAGCTGATAGAGATGCGTTTGTAACATTATCGGGAATTGTTTCTCCTTCAGCTTCACTCCCATCGTCTACAACAAGTACGGCGCAGACTGGAGCAAATGTTGGCATATCCACAACTACAGGATCTCCTGGGACGCAAGGACCGTTTCTCGGTACGGTTGCAGCTGATGTAGCATCCTTTGGATCAACCGGTGCTTGGACAAATGTAAGCAGTGTACTCGGTTCTTCAACATTTTCTCAATCTCATCTTATAAATTCAACTGGATTAGTTGGATCAGATTTTCTCTTTACTACTGCGATGGGATTTAATATTCCAAATGGAGCTGGTCCAATTTTAGGATTACAGGTTACAGCTACAGCCTTTGCAACTGATACTTTCCAACCTACGGCTCCCGGACTAAATTTCATGTTAGCTTATCGGGGCGGTATTTATGCAGGTGGTCCAACCTTTGCTAGTCCCATGCCAGGTACTGCTACAACTTTGACTCTGGGAAGTTCAACAGATCTAAGTGGTTGGAGTATATTTTCAGGATCCCTTCTTCCCGCTATTGTAAATGACCCGACGTTCGGTATTGCAATGCAGGCTGTAGATGGAGGAACAGTTTCAGGTTCAAACATTGCTGATATCTTTGTCAAGAATGTAAAACTTACAGTATACTGGCAAGCAGCTGGCAGCGGAGCGCAGTGGCTTAATACACAGTATGTAAATTCTTCTTCATTATTTGCATCTGCTATTTTAACTAACACAACTACTACCAACTGGATACAAGGGAC